GGGAGGGGTTTTTAAATATCATTTAAAATTATTAATCTGTATGTTCATTCAAAAATGAAATAAAGTTAGAAATACAATCAGATGCATAATCTTCCAAATCAAAAAAATCATCATCAGACATTTCATCGTGACTACTTTCTTCTAAAAAACGTGTAATGTCGTCTTTTAAATTAGAAAGAATTTCTTTGGCATCCTCAATGTCCAATTTTTCACCCGTTTTAACCATTATTTTTACCTCATATTGATATTCATCACATATGGTGTCAATTTCATCTAGTAGTTCATCAAGTTCATCTTTTGATTCTCTAATTGCTCGTTTAACGATACGAACCAAATCAGATTCCGTAAGTCTAACTATTTTTTTCATAATTTTTTATTTATAAATATCACATAAAATTATTAAGTCTATTTTCACACTCATCCCAATTGACAACTTTCCAAAAATTGTCTACATATTTTTTCCTTTCACTTTTATAATCTAAGTAATACGCGTGTTCCCAAACATCTAAACCCAATAATATCTCACCGTCAATAGGGGTGTACAATGATTTGTCACTTAAATAGTTTTTATTTGGATATATGTTCATTTTAGGGTTATCTTGGTTGGGGGTTGTGACAATTTTTAATCTACCTCTGGATGTTACCATCAACCAACACCAACCAGAACCAAAACGACTCATACATTTTTCGGTAAATTTATCTTTAAATTCGTCAAAAGAACCAAACTGTCTTTCTATTTTTTCTTTTAAATTACCTTTTAATGTTTGTTTTTCGGGTGATAGGAAAGACCAAAAAAGTGTGTGATTGTAAAAACCACCAGCGTTATTCCTAACATCGTCGGTATAATCTTTAATTGATCCGATTAATTTTTCAATTTCAGTGGGTTTATTAACCCTATCTTTAAGTAAGTCATTAAGTTTATTAATATATCCTTTATAATGTTTATTATAATGAGTATACATTGTATCTGAACCAACGAAAGGTTTTACGTCACCATAACCATATGGTAATCTGACAGCTTTAAATTCTTCCATGTCAATAATTTTGTTTTAACATTATCTTAACCCACTAAAAAAAGGACTAAATAATAACATTTTATAAATATTTTTACCTATTATTATAAAATACTTGTTAACGGTATCTAAATCATCATCTAAACTTTCACGTTCCAAATACCTTAAAGTTATTGTTGTCATTAACTCTCTAACCTTTTGTGAGTTATCCCAAATGTATTGTATCTCTTTTGGTTGGGTCCCTATAAAATCTTCCATGTCTACTGGGAATTTCTTAGTTTCTTTAATATAATCTAACAATTCTTTTGATAATTCATCCTCCAAAACTGTTCTACCATCCAGTAAAAAAGGTGACATGTCAGTCATCACCATATTATATTTACCCCACCTTCTTAGTTGTTCTATATAATCTATCAACACTTTTCTTTCGGTATTATTTTTAAAAAGTGTGTTTACCATACCTTCAAACGATTTACTATCGAAATATTTACTAAAATCTCCCATTGATATTTTTACTATAAATACTTACAAACTGTTTAGTTCCTCTAAAATTTCAGACATTACGTCTTCTTCTGTAATATCATCACCCATAACAGTGTTTATTATTCTTTTTTTTCTCTCAACTATATTGTAAATGACCCGTTCTATAGTGTTTTCAAAAATGGGGTAAAAACAAGAAACATTTTTCTTTTGACCTATCCTAAACGCTCTGTCTTCCGCTTGTGACATTAACGCGGGGACAAACGACAAATCGTTGAATATGACGACTTCAGCTTCAGTTAAAGTTATACCCACACCACCAGCTACCAAATTAGATACGAAAATTTTAATTTTTGGATCATTTTGAAATCTATCTACACTTTCTTGTCTTTGTATTTTAGACATCTGACCATACAAAGGTACCGCTATTTTTTTATATTTAGACCAAATTTCCATCAGAGGTTCTGTAAAGTTGGTGAAAACTATAACTTTTTTATCTTGTTCTAAACAATCGTCAATTAACTCAAATGTATATTCTAATTTTTGTTTAGAAATAACTTGTCTAATTGACATTAATTTGTTCAACTGAATTGACAAACCTTTATCTTTATTTTCTTTTGTCCAATCCAAATATTCGCCAACTTCTTTCTCGTATTCTTTAGATTTTAATTGTAAAAAAATTGGTGTTATAATTTTGTCAGGCAAATCCAAAACTTCTTCTTTTAATCTTCGTAAAACTTTTTGTTTTGTCCTTTCACGTAACTCTTCTAAATTTGACGCACCATTAGTTATCCAAACTTTACGACCACCCCTACTAATTTGAAATCCATCACAGTACCTCTTAACGTAACCAACCCAATTTTTAGCGACTCTAGAATCAGCTATTTTCAACAAATTATAATAATTCATAGGTCTAGAGGTCATCGGGGTACCGGTCATTAACCATACTTTTTTAGTTTTAGAAACAATGTCATTAACTAATTTTGTTCTTTGTGCTTTACTATTAGAAATGTAATGTGCTTCATCAATTATCACCAAACCAAAATTATTATCAATTATAGTAGTTTCGGTATTATCCAACGAGTGAAAATTTTTAATGATGTCGTAATTTATAATTACGAATTTACCGTCTTCCCAATTTTTACCCTCAACGATACCCACTTTCTCTTGTGAGTAATTTTCTATTTCTCTTTTCCAATTGTATTTGAGTGTCGCTGGACATATAATTAATATTTTATCTTCACCACTTTCTAAAGCTGCGATGGTTCCCGAAGTGGTTTTACCTAAGCCCATGTCGTCAGCTAATATAAATTTATCATTACCTAAAAGTTTTTCTATCGCTATCTTTTGGTGATCATACGGAGTTCTGTGACTGTATTTACTGTAATCAACTTCAACTTTTCGTTCTGTGTTGGGAATTATTTGATTTTTCGGTACCCAAAAGTCTTGTAATGGTTTTGTCTCAAATATTTTACCCCAAATATGAAACGCTTTTTCACTTTCACTTAATATTTTTTCAACCCAAATTGATTTGGGTGGTGAGGGTAACAGGTGATTATCCATTAGTGTCTTAGCGTAAAAATCATCAATCTCCACCCATTTTTTAGCTACCTTTGGTTTTTTATCGTAATTGGATAATATATAATCTGATTGATTTCTCGTTAATTGTTTTGATTTATTATTTGTATGATATGACTTAAGTTGTAGTATATAATTGTTTGCACCAGAATAACTCAACAGGATATCTTTAGCTTTTATTTCAGGTAACAAAATTTCCATTTGTTTTTTTTTAAATATAATCAATATTTCATTATTGACAATAAAGTATTTATTTAATATGAGTAATCAAAAAAAAATACCTATAACTAGAATTTCTAAATTTTTTGGTTCTGAAGATTTCGATTTAGAACAAAGAATGGGAATGGAGTGGTTACATGGTGACATGCATTTTACTTTAGTTTTATACCGTGTGGATATTGAAAAAACCGATGTTGATAATGTTTACGGTGAATCTGGTCCTGAAGAAATAAGATTTAAAGCACCAGTTGAATTTAACGCTTATGTTTCAATATCTGAACCAACCTATAAAACCTACAGTAACGGTTTAGTGAATCAATTAGAACCAGGTAATTTAAAATTAAGTGTATATATAAAACATTTAGAAGAGTTAGGTATAGATATTTCATATGGGGATTATATTGGTTACCCCGAAAAAGAAGATAAAATAAGATACTACGTTGTCACTAACGATGGTCGGGTTACATCAGATAATAAACACACTATTGGTGGGTATAAAGCTTTTTATCGTTCAATAACGTGTGCTTATGTGACACCAAACGAGTTTAAAGGTATTTAAAAATGGCGTTACCAAAAAAAGTTAAAAAAAATATAAATATTAATCCGAATCAACCACAACCATACTACCCTTATGGTTATAATGGTTTGACTACACCTAATAGGAGAAAAGAATTGTCAGAATTAATTACCGAAGACGGTACTTTCTTACCTAAAGGTATTTTACATGAAGATTTGGACGGTGGTATGTTGGATTTTGTGAAAAATTCATTAAGTATAACTATAGACGGTAAAAAAATACCAATAATAGAAAGGATATTAACAATCCAAAGATGGGCTGAATTTTCACAAACCTGGAAATTTTCAACTGATGATAAAAATGTAGAACTACCTTTTGTGGTTGTCATTAGAAAACCAGACGTACAGTACGGTTCAAATCCAGCTTTAAATTACACTATACCCGATAGAAAACAATTTCATTTCGCTAAAGTACCTACATGGGATGGTGTGAGAAAAGGTGTTGATGTTTATACAATACCACAACCAGTACCTGTAGATTTAACTTTTGATGTGAAAATCGTATGTAATAGGATGAGAGAACTTAACACCTTCAATAGAAGAGTAATGCAAGAATTCACATCTAGACAAGCTTACACTTTTGTCAAAGGACATTATATTCCTATCGTATTAAGTAGTGTTTCAGATGAAAGTACAATCGACGGTGAAGATCGTAAATATTATATGCAAAATTATACCTTCCAATTACAAGGTTTTATAATTGATGAGGAGGAGTTTGAGGTTAAACCAGCTATCACAAGGTCTTTGTTATTTTTTGACACCGACACTACATCCATAGTTAGTGGTCGTGGGAGTTTATCTAAATTTGATAATAAAACATTTAATGGTGAAAACGTAAATAATTACAGAAATAAAATAGAATTTAACAGTTTGTGTTCACCATGTGTTTCACAAATAACATACTCATATAATTGTAATGTTTTCACTATTAGGACTGACAACACTAACTCAATTGACTATGAAATAAACGGTGAAACCTCAATAGGTGAGTTAGAGATAAAACGTGGAGATGTATTAACTATAACCATCACACAAACCGATAACTCACAAAATTCATACGTGGTGATTGAGGATAGATTATTACCTTAATCATTCACCGTAAATATCTTTTTTCTCTTTACAGTTTTTTTCTATCAGTTTTTCCAAGTATTTGGACATTACCAAACCACGTTTCACACAATAGTCTTTTAACATTTTGTGGTATTCTTCTTCTATCTTTAGATTTTTAATCGACATTTTTAAAGTATGAAAAAAGTAAGAAAATTATCTTACTGTACAATAAATATGTGATTCATCACAAATACTTTTGGTAGTAAAGTCAATATTTATTAAGAAATAAATAATATTCACTAAAAATTAAAAACAAAAAAAATGGCTGAAAATCAAAGAGTGTTCGTTTCACCTGGTGTTTACACCGCAGAACAAGATTTAACTTTTGTAGCTCAAAGTGTGGGGGTAACAACATTAGGTGTCGCTGGAGAAACACTTAAAGGTCCCGCTTTTGAACCAATATTCATAACATCTTTCGATGAATTCAGAACAAGATTTGGTGAGACTTCCGCTGATAAATACGTGGACAGTCAAATTCCAAAATATGAATTGGGTTTCATCGCTAGATCTTATTTACAACAATCCAATCAATTATTTGTAACCAGAGTTTTAGGTCTATCTGGTTATGACGCAGGTCCTTCTTGGTCTATAACTACTATTGGTGAAATGGATTTAACCTCAGTTTTTTCCGCCGCTACGGGTCTATCTACCACTACTTGGACTGAAACATTATACGTTCCTTTAACTGGTAGTTCGATAAACTCAAGTAATGTTTTCACCGACTCTGGTTTCACAACACCATTATCATCAGTAACTACTTTTGGTGGTTCAAATTTCTTATTGAATGGGTACCAATTAACTGGTGAAACATTTGTTAATGGTCAAGGTCAAAGTTTAGGTACATTCGTAGATGAAGTAGCTAAATTCGTATACGAGGGATTGTTGGATAGTGATACAACTACATTTACTGGTTCTAACGCGAATGATATATACTACTATGGTTTTGTACCTACCGCGTGTTCACAAGCATTAAGTGGTGAAGTTACTACTTGGACTGGTGAATTACCAGTGATTTCTAACAGATTAGGTATTAATTCAAGTATCAATACTGGTGATAGTTCAACATTTACGTCAGATTCTAACGATGGTTGGTATGATACATTATTTAATTATTCTACCGATTGTGTTACTGACACTTATAGTGGTGTATCCTTTAATATGGCAGCATCAACCGCGTTTACCGCGACATCTTCGGTAACTTACTTACAGGTTGAACTCACAGGTTGTTTCGCGACATATTCTTCTATATTAGCCGATCAAGAAGCACATAACATGGTAGTCGCTACTCTAAGGTCTAGAGGTGAAAGTACTTTAGCTAGTGGGGGTCCTGTCTATGAAATAAGTGCTAACACAGTGGGTAACGTAGAAATTGATTGTACTGGGGAATATTCGGAAGTGTTGAATAACCCATTTGAGACCTTCGGTTTGTCAGCAATAACAGACGCTGGAATAATACACACATTTAATGTTTCATTTGAAACTGGTAGTAAAAATTACTTACCAAGAGTGTTGGGTAGAAAAGTTTTCGATAGAGAAACTCAAGAAGTACCAATCTTCGTAGAGGAAATTTATCCAAATATTTTACAATACCTATATAGAACACAAAAAGTTAGAGGTATAAATTGTTGTATTTCGTATCTACCAGCAGCTAGATTTAACAACGTAAACTTAACGTCAATAGGTTGGTACATGAATGAGTTCCAAACACCAAGAACTCCTTGGATTGTTTCTGAATTGAGAGGTAATGATGTTGATAGGTTATTTAGATTTATTTCTGTTTCTGACGGAACCGCAGCTAACAGAGAACATAAAATATCGATAATCAACATTTCGTTCGAAAGACAAGAGTTTGATATTTTAATTAGAGACTTTAACGATAGTGACGCTAATCCAGTAGTGTTGGAGAAATATACTAGATGTAGTCTAAACCCTACACTACCATCATTTATTGGTAGAAAAATTGGTACATCTGATGGTGAATACGAATTGAAATCAAGATTTACCATGTTGGAGATATCTGAAGATGTATTGAACGGTGATTTATCTTCCGCGTTACCTTGTGGTTTTGAGGGTTACCCACTAAGAAACTATGAAGTAGGTACTCAAATTCCTTACCCACAATGGAAGACTAAATACTACCAACCAGGTGAAGTTGTTTTTGACCCATACTTTGACGGTTCGGGTGGATTAACTAACGCGGTAATATCAGCGGGTGATAATATTAGAAGAAACTTCTTAGGTTTCTCAGACGGTACTGGAACAGCAATCGATTTTGACTTCTTTGAATATAAAGGTTACAGAACACCTTCAAGTGTATGTACCGATACGACTGGTGATGATTGGCCAGCGTTAACTAAAGGTTTCCACATGGACTCGGGAGCGACAGTAGTAGTAGCGGGTTCTGGATCATACATAACGTTGTCAAGTACCACACTAAGTGGTCAACCTATGTTCCAAGTGGGTGCTGCACAATTTAGAAGTGAACCAACGTCAACTTCTGATCCTTACTATACATTACAGTCACGTAAATTTACTTTAGTCCCTCACGGTGGTTTTGACGGTTGGGATGAATATAGAAAAACAAGAACAAATACTGACGCTTATAGATTAGGTTTGACTGGTTTCCTAAATGGAGCATGTTCAAGTACTGAATTCCCTAACGCGGTAGGTGATGGTATCTTTAAAAAGATATCAAGTACCGAGTCAAATACCGACTACTACGCGTACAGAAGAGGTATCCATACTTTTGAAAACCCTGAAGCGGTTAACGTTAACCTATTGGTTACCCCAGGTATAGACTACGTAAATAATTTGGGTCTAGTTAATGATACAATTGATATGGTTGAAAATGATAGAGCGGATTCACTCTATATTACAACAACACCAGATTACAATTTATTTACTACATCATCTAACGATCCATTAGCTAAAATTAACCCTACTGAAGCAGTATTAAACTTGGAAGATTCGTTTATTGATTCTAACTATACAGCGACATACTACCCATGGATACAAGTTAGGGACAACAATAGTAACAGACAATTGTATATCCCACCAACTGCGGAAGTTGTTAGAAATATGGCGTTAACAGATAATATCGCTTTCCCATGGTTTGCGTCAGCGGGTTACACTAGAGGTATTGTTAACGCTATAAAAGCTAGAACTAAACTAACGTTAGACGATAGAGATTCACTATATTTAGGTAGAATTAACCCTATCGCGACATTCAGTGATGTAGGTCCTATCATTTTCGGTAATAAAACACTACAAATTAGGGAATCAGCACTCGATAGAATTAACGTTAGAAGGTTGTTACTACAGACACGTAAATTGATTTCTGCGGTAGCTGTAAGATTACTGTTCGAACAAAATGACGATATTGTTAGACAACAGTTCTTGGATTTGGTTAACCCAATATTGGATTCGATTAGAAGAGATAGAGGTTTAACTGACTTTAGAGTTGTACTTTCTAATGACCCTGAAGAAATCGACAGAAATGAGTTAAATGGTAAGATTTACATAAAACCAACGAGAGCTCTTGAATTTATATTCATAGAATTCCTAATAACCCCTACCGGAGCGTCATTTGAAGATATTTAATAATATATGAACTTTAAGAAACACATATTACTTGAAGAACTAGGTTTGGATGGTAATGGACGAAAAACTTTCACTAAAAATAAACGTCAAAATGTAGTAATCTCAGAAAAACAATTAGAAAGACTAATGTCACTAATTGAAACTAAAGATGAAGTAGGTGAACATCATTGGGGTAAAAAAGCAACTTACACCGATTACCCACAATATGATATGGACGCTTACAGAACTATGACTGAAGAGGAAGAAATGTGTGAAGGTGAAATGTGTGAGGAAGAACACATGGATGAAGGTGGTAATAAATTTAGTGGTGAAAGATGTAAAGCTGGTTGTAAAGGTGGTGAAGGTACTGAATTTACTGTTGACGGTAAAAAACACAAGGTAACCGATTGGTCTGATGAAGATAAAGAAGCTTGTGGTTGTACCGACATGAAAGAAAATTACATCAGACGATTAAAGACTACTAAACCAATTACCGAGTCTGAGGTTGATAAAATATCCGACTACATGAATAGGTTAGATAAGACTAGAAGACCTTATAATCCATCTATCTAAAAAAAAAATAGCAAAATTAAAGGGAGTTTATCTCCCTTTTTTTTATCTTTGTAGTATGAAAGTTATAGTCACTAAGGAACAAATGGACAGAATGTCTAAAAAAAACGAGTATAAACCCAACGTTATTAGGGGTTATACATTCGATTGGGATGATAACATTTTGTTTATGCCTACCAAAATAAAAATGTTACACAATGGTGAGGTGGTTGAAGTTTCGACATCGGATTTCTCAGAATTGAGAAACGACCCAAATTATAAAATATTTGATGATTCATTTGTCGATTTTAGATCTGACGAACCATTTTATGATGATTTGGTAACCGCTTTGGAAAACGAACAATACGGACCTAGTTTCAATAAATTTAAGGAATCACTTCTTTACGCTAACCCTTTCGCGATTATTACCGCTAGAGGTCATTCACCAAAAGCGTTAAAACGTGGGGTTGAGATATTCATAGGTGAAGTTTTCACTGAAGATGAAATGGAATTTATGTTGGATAACATTAAAAGACAATATAAAGATATTGCGTTTGAGGATGATATGTACACAGTGTTGGATTATTATCTTAGTCAACAACAATACAGTCCTGTGTCTTCTAAAGAATTTCAAGATAAGTACAATATTGAGGGTGAAGCTACAAATCCAGAGGAAGGTAAAAAAATAGCGTTAAGAGACTATGTGTCTAAAATTGTAGAAAACGTTAAAGACATAGTTAATGACGTGTATAAAACTTTATCTATTGGGTTTAGTGATGATGATAAGGGTAATATTGAATCGATAAAAAACTTAATTATGGATGAATTAAGTCATGAATACCCTCAAGTTAAATTCATAGTTTATGATACATCATCAGGAGGTAAAAATAAACTAGTAATAAAAAGAGATAATAATTAATTGATCTGAGATCAATTATATTAATTTTTTTTTGGATTGTCAATAGTTCCCCAAATAAATTTTCTACTACCACAGTCATATATTTTATTATAACCCAATTCATCCATTATTTGGGTTTCTGTTTTGTTTTTATCGTAACCCATGGAGACTAAAATATCTTTTCTATATTTGAATCGATATTCTCTTTTTTCGTTTTTAAAGTACCAATAATTGGGTTTGCCCACATCAAGTAGGGTGAACCCCATTTTTTCGTAAACTAATCCATTACCCCATCTATTATCAGAATATGACACCACATTCTTGGGTTGGTATTCCGTTATAAAATGTTTGAACAATTTAGTAGCACCACCGACAACGACAGTATTCAATTTATTACAAAAACGAACTAATTCATACTCATAACCATTTAAAAATGGACGTTTACCGAAAGTCATAATTGACACTAATTCCCCATCAAATTCCAAACCAATGTTGATTGAACTACCACAACTACCTTGAATGTGGTTATCGTTCAAAAATTTACGTTTAGTTTGTTTGTCAATTGATACTACTTTACAATTTCTACCAAATATTTTGTTTTCAACAATACCCAATTTTATTTTTAGTCTAGATTTAACAATTTCACGATTAAAATCCCATTCGTCTTCAAATACATGAATTAACTGTATCCCTTTGTTTTCACATTTTTTGGTTTTATCCGTATGGTAAGTTTTACCAACGTACTTTTCGGTATGCCAATATAAACCATCAAACTCTATCGCTATTTTTTTGTCAGGAATTAAGATATCTAACTCCTTACCATCTAAGATATTCCTATCATGTAGTATCACTTCAATACCCAAAGACTCTATGAATTTTATAAGTTCTTTTTCTTTGTGAGATACACTACTGTTTATTGGGTGACATAACGTACAAAGTTCGACACCAAACATGTTTCTGTGGTACAATACATTTCTATTTATTAAGAATTCTTTGTTACAAGAATTACACAACATAGTTATTTCGGTACCGTCTACGTTTATTACCTGGTTGTGACCATATTTGTTAAGAAAAACTTCTTTTCTACTATCTAACCCCTTGTTTCTGTTTTTCGGTAAAAGTAAGGGTGTGGTGACCCCATAACGATTTAAATTTGACTTTTTTATCTTAATTTTTGTAGATTCTAATTTAGATATATGGTCAACCGAGTGTTTCTCAATAACCTTTTCTTTAATGTAATTTACATCACTGAATAAATTCTTAACACCATATTTTTTAATATTTGTGGTTTGTATTTTGTTTTTAACCTCATCTGATGACAGTGGTGAGTTTCCCCCATATTTTTTATTGTTAGTTAATTTCACATTTTCTATATGTTGTTCATGTGAATTAGTACAACTTAATGAACAATACGTTCCATAATTTTCTGATATGGTACGACCAAATTTTAAATCTTTATTACAGTTTAAACATTTCGGTATTTCAGTAACTTCGAACAAATAGTGGTAAAGTTCTTCTTTAAAAGAATTAACATTTAAATTGTTATCACTTACAAAAGACTTTATTTCTTCGTACATATTTGGTTTGTTTTTTTTGACCCAAACCTCTCTTGTCTTGTAACCTGACTTATTATCTGTCACAAAAAAAATAATTTCATTTTTTTTACTGTTCATGATATTTATTTGTAAGTGATAATAATAACTAATAATAAATATTCAAAAAAACAATAAATATGGCAGATTTATTAATGAAAATGCCCATACCTTATGAACCTAAGAAAAAAAATAGATTCATAATGAGATTTGATTCTTCGTTGGGCATTAATGAATGGTATGTTGAAAGTACCTCTAGACCACAAATTACTATTGGTTCAGTAGAAATACCTTTCCTAAATACCTCTACGTATGTCGCTGGTAGATTCACATGGAATACAATAAATGTGACCTTTAGAGACCCAATTGGTCCTTCAGCTGCTCAAGCTTTGATGGAGTGGGTTAGACTACACGCTGAATCAGTAACAGGTAGAATGGGTTACGCTGCTGGTTACAAGAAAAATGTAGACTTGGAAATGTTAGATCCTACAGGTGTTGTAGTTGAAAAATGGATTCTTCAAGGGGTATTCCTAACTGACGTTAACTTTGACTCGTTAGGGTACAGTGAAGAAGGTTTAGCTACGATATCAGCGACTCTAAGACCAGATCGTTGTATCTTGGTTTACTAACATGTATCATATCCTTTCCAACCAAAATTTAAATCCATATATTTATCTATATTGATAAGTGTATGGATTTTTCATTTTTCACTACTGATAATAAATCTGGGTATAAAACTAAAGAGAGTTGGGTTAAAAAAAATGAACCAAAACTTTATTATGACATCATTACATATACAGAAACATTATCAGATGAATATTCTTTCAAAGAAAGATTGTGGTTGTATTTTCACAACCAAAGTGAAAGACCAAAGTGTTTAACTTGTGGTTCTGAAGTAAAATTCAGAAATAGATTAGATAAACCATACGGGGATTTTTGTTCATTAACTTGTGCTAACAATAATAAAGAAGAACTTGGTAGACGACAAAGAAAAACATTAAACGAAAAATATGGTGTTGATTATTATCCACAACACAGTGAGTTTGTAAGTAAACAAAAAAATACAAAACAAAAAAAATACGGAGACCCTAATTATAACAACGTAAATAAATCGTTGAAGACTAAAAAGTTATTGTACGGTCACACGAATTACAATAACGTGGAAAAACAAAAAAACACTTGTTTGGTCAAATATGGTGTAGAGAATTATTCTAAATCTAAAGAATTTATACAAAAATTAAAAAACGAATTTATTGAAAAATATTCTGAAGTTAACATAACTGATGTTAAAGATTATCATGTTACAATTAAATGTGACGTATGTAATTCAGAATCAGAAATGACGAAACAACTACTCTATGAACGTCACAAACGTAATCAAACAGTTTGTACAACATGTAACCCAATAGGGTTTTCTTCTAGAAGTTCACACGAAAAAGAATTATGTGACATATTGGATAGATTGGGTATTAACTACCAAACTAATGTTAAACTAAACGGTATCGAGTATGATGTTTGTATCGAAGACTTTAAATTGTTAATTGAAATCAATGGGTTATATTGGCATTCAGATTTATTTAAAGGTGTTGACTTTCATCTAAATAAAACAAAAAACGCTAATAATTTGGGGTATAAACTAATCCACGTGTTTGAAGACGAATGGTTATACCGTAAAGAAATTGTTTTATCAATAATCTCAAACAAACTGAATATCACAACTAATAAGATATATGGTAGGGAGTGTACGATTAAAGAAATTAATCACGATATATGTTCTAAATTTTTAGAAAAAAACCACATTCAAGGTAGTGTTAAGTCAAGTGTTAGATTGGGTTTGTTTTATGGTGATTTGTTGGTCTCTGTGATGTCTTTTTCTAAGGGGAGAGTTATTATGGGTGGTAAACCTGATGAATATGAATTAAATCGATTTTGTAACTTAATAAATTACAACGTAATTGGTGGATCTTCCAAGTTATTAAAACATTTTGAAAAAACCTACAAACCTAAAAAAATTATTTCATATTCTGATATACGATATTTTGAAGGTAATATGTACGAAAAACTTGGTTTTGAATGGACATCACAATCTAAACCCAATTATTGGTATGTGATGGGGACACACAGATACCACAGATTTAATTTCAGAAAATCAATATTGGTTAAAAAAGGTTATGATATCAACCTAACTGAATCTGAGATAATGTCAAATAATGGGGTCAGGAAAATATATGATTGTGGTAATCTTAAATTTGTAAAATCAAATAAGTAGTTTACTTAAATAATTTTTTTTATAAGTTTTACTTGACAGGATAATTATCTTAAAGATAAAAAAACATGGAAAATTTTCAACAATATGAGATGACCCCACAAATACCCTATGATATTGTGGAATTACCCTCAAACGGAATATATTACCCAAATAAGAAAAAAACACTAAAAGTTAGTTATCTTACAGCGGCTGATGAAAATATATTGACATCACCAAATATTAACAGAGGTATTGAAGTTTTAGACTTTCTGTTAAAATCTAAAATACTGGACAAGGATATTGACGTTACCCAACTAGCTGAGTGTGATAGACAAGCTGTTTTTATATTCTTACGTAATACCGCTTTTGGATCTGAATATAAATTCACTTTAGAAGATCCTAAAACCAAAGAAAAGTTTGAAATTGTTGAAGATTTATCGATTTTAACCACAAAAGAAATCGAAGAAATTCCAGACGAGAATAGTGAATTCACTACTACCCTTCCTAAGTCTGGTAAAAAAATTAAAATAAAACTTTTATCACCTAAAGAGGAAGAAGAAATACGTAAAAGTATAGAAGCTTATAAAGGTCAAAAGGTACCACCATCAATTACTAAACGATTAGAAAGACTTGTAGTTGAGATTGATGGTGATAGAGATTCAATGTCGATATCACAACAAATTAATATGTTACCGATATTGGATTCACAGTACATTAGAAAATTTTCAGAAAAAATTCAACCAGGTTTAAATCTAAATAGAGAATCTGTATCACCGTCTGGTGAAGTTGTTAAATATACAATAGAATTCGGTTTTAACTTTTTTCGTCCTTTCTTCGGCGTATAGGTATGCGTTGTTGGATGAGATTTATTTTTTAACCAAACACAGTGGTTTCACTAGATTGGATATTATGTCCATGCCTATTTTTGAACGAAAATATTACATAAGGAAACTTGTGGATGATTTTGAGAGGAGAAAAGAAATGATTGAAAAATCAAAAAACAAATCGAGATAATTAGTATTTATAAATAAATTATCTTATG